GACGATTGCGTGTTGGCAAATTCAGCCGCTTCCTTCTCAGCGTTAAACCAAGCATAAGCAATATTTTGGATTTGGACAATATCATAGCTGTCCATCTCTTCGCCAGCGTCTTTATAAGCAATCTTCGCATTTTCAATCATTTGATCTCTGCGGCGCTCTAATCTTGCTATTTCCTGCTCAAGAGGTTTGAGACCTTTTATCCCAGTCTCAAAAACAGCATCTTTTGTTGCATCAAGAAACGGATTGAAAATTGCGTCCAAAGCTCTTTGGAGATTGTTGTCAGTGCTTCCTGGAGGTGTGCCTGCTGGCGTCGTTGTTACGCCTCCAGAGGTTGTGGTGGTGGTAGTGCCGCCACCTTGCAGAGCATCAAGCGTTGCCTTTAATTCCGCAGCCGCATTTTGCTGCTCTCGAATTAGGGCCATTGCGTCACGGATAGCAGTCTGCTTCCCCTGAATAAGAGTCAATTCTTCCTGTGCTGCATCTATTGCGGCTTGTTGCAATTTTTTTTGATCTTCAGTGTTTCCAAAAAAACCAGCACTTATTGTAACCTCACCAGTAGCAAGCTCCCTGATCGTCTCACTTGCTTCATAAGCCCTTCTATTTAGAGCATCCAATTCCTGCTGATACTCTTTAAGTTGCTCGCCCTTGCTGATGTTAAAAATCTTATCAAATCCTGCAACAACAGTGAGAGCAAATGTATTAAACTTTGCGGTCATAACGTCCATGACTTCATCAAAAGTCCTGCGCATTGCAACTGAATTTGTAATCATATCATTAGACATAACGACGCCCAGGTCTCGCCCGGCAACAGCCATTCTCTCAAGCTGCTCAGAGTTATTTAACAACAACGGCGCAAGCAAAGTTGCATCCGAGGCAATCGCCTCAAGGTAAAACGTCAACTCTTGCTGGCTTACATTCGCATCCTGCAAGCCCTTAACATACTTCCCAAGAGCCTGCTCGCTTGACAGGTTCTTAAACTCTTTTGCAGTCAGACCAACCTTGGGTGCAATATTTTCAAAAAAGTCGGCCAATGGACCAGCGCCAGTTTGAAAAAAGTCACCAAACTTATCATTTACATCTTTAAGTATGTCGGCCAGCTTTTCTTCTTGAACCCCAAATTTTCTTGCGGCAAAAGTCATCTCTTGGAACCTTTCCGCACTGAGACCCGCGACCCTTGAAAGGTTATCAATACGGACAGCGGCATCCGTTGCGTCTTTTATCATTCTAGCAAAACCGCTTGCCACAACGCCAGCAGACAAGGCAACGCCAAACTTTGAAGCAACCCCAGACAGCGCGTCAAAAGACTTTCCAGTTTTGCTTAATTGTTTTTGAGATTGCTGCGCAAAACGCTCAACGCGCTTTTGGCTGCGGTCCATCGCTTTTGTGAACTCTTTGTCACGGGCCGCAAGAATGATGTTTAATTGTTCTGCATTAATTGCCATCGACTCGCCTCACCAGCTCTTTGTAGTCACCCGAGGTCATAGCTTCTGCGCCAGCCTCTTTAGGTGAATGTGCATCAGACCAACCCTTAAATGCAACCCATGTATCTTTCGGGATCATATCACGAATTTCTTCTGGATGTAAGCCAGCGATGATCCCGTTGCCGATCATGGACCTGACGTTTAGTCGGCTATGTCTCCGACCTCCGTCTTTTTTTTTAATTCTTTTTCTTCACCAACGTCAGGCATAAACGCAACACCGAGAAGTGCTTGAGCGATTTGATAAAGCCTCAGCAGGTCTTCTGGCGTGCAGTCATTAATAACCGCATCGGCCTGCGCGTCTTTCATACCACCGCCGACCAGACCCAAGGCCACAAGGTCGCGCACCTCTTTGCTCGTCGGCTTAGTGCCTCGGCTAAAAAAGCCATCCCAAAGGTCAAATATACCGCGATACTTATCTTCAAACCGTTCAATCTCACGATTACGGAGTTTAAAAGAATAAGTGGCATCGCCGATAGTTTCGACGATACCACCTCGCTGTGCTTCAGCAGTTATAGCCATTATGCTGCTGTGAACGTCACTACGCCATTGCTTTCAAGAGAGATGGAGTAAGTAACGCCACCCTCAGTCTCGCCGCCAAATTCCAAAGAAGAAATGCGGAAAGCGCCAGCATATGTACCAAAGTCAGGAACAACGACTTGCATGTTTACTGCATTGTCAGCCGACATTGCCACAGTGTTCATGCGTGCTTCTGCTGTACTGTCTTCAAAAAAGCCATCGCCCGAGACGCTTAGGTTTTTAAGGCCAGCAAGAGTTGCAGTCCACAAAGCGCCTTCTGGCGTTGTGCAATCTGGAGTTGTCACATCAATAGAAGAGTTATTGATTGTAAGTGATTTAGAATTCAATCCGCAAAGGTTTGCGAATGTTTCCGATGCTTCGCCATCGCCGATTTTGACCAGCAAGGCGCGTCCGAGTTGTTTAGCCATAACTGGCCTCCATTGTTGTGCGCTTGCCCAGAGCGCCGGAGTTTAGGCGGTGTCAAGCATAGCTTGAAGCGAAATGACAGCCGTAAAGCCACGGCCCTCACTATCTCTTGTAACCGATATAGCCTCAAATATCAATTCGACTAAGGTGTAGCCTGCAATCGAAACAGATGCTTCCTGGCGGTGCAGAGCGGCCTGAACCGCCTCCGCTATCTGTGTGGCCTCAACTCGGCCAGAGGCGCTGCGAGAATGAGCCTCCAAGCTGATGTCAACCAAGGCACCTTGAGCGGTGTCAGTGTCAAAAGCATTTGGTTGAATTGTGTTAAAGCGCAAGTATGGAAAAACAACATCCTGTGGAGGCTCGTCATAAATGCGAGTTGAAACCAAGGAAGTGACCCCAGAGTTTGCCTTCAATGCTGCTAAAACGCCAACCTGGGTTGCGAGTGCGTAACCATCAGCCATTCATCGCATCCTTGATAGCTTTGTTTAGGTTTCTCGCAACAGTTCTTTTGTGGCGATCACCAACCATTTTTTTAACCTCTTTTCGGAACTCATAACCAAATGTCATGTTTCCGTAGCCATAGTTGATGGAGCTTGCCGCGAGACCCTCACTAAACTCACCATCATAAAAGTTAATAAAGCTAAATATTTCGCCTGACTTTGTTATGACATTTCCATTTATTCCCTTTTTCAAATCACCGCTGGCGACAGGAACAATTGAGCGAGCCTTTCTGACGCCATAATTAACTGATCTCTGAATAGAGTTTTCCAAAGCCTTGTGAGCTTCTTGCGGCAAATCTTTCATTTGCTTCATCAGTTTCTTATGGCCAGTAATCTTCACGCCGCAACACCCTTCTCAAGAATAAACTCCATCAAGGTATCTTTAGCGTCAACCTGCATAACATCCTTGATCGCCCAAGTTATGCCGCGTGCAACAACGCGGTCAGCAGAGGTGATAGTAGAGGTTGTGCTGTCTGATCGAACTCGCATTGTTGCCAAGGCTACATCGCTTAGAACACCGCCGTTGATGCGCTCACGGCCTTTCTGCTCTCGCAGATCAGCCGATCTAGTAGCCAGATCACTCCACCCACTATAAACATTGCCATATTCGTCAGAAGCACCCTCGGTGAGCCTTTGAAACACGGCGCGCTCACGCATTAGGCCAGCCTTAACCATACCAACAATTCCTGTGCAAATTAAGCATTTCCTCATATCCAAATGGAATATTAGAAAGCTCGTCAACGCCAGTTTGCTCGCGGTTGTCATACCAGTGGCCGATAAGAAGCATCAGAGCGTGCCGGATCGTCTGCGGGACATTAGTGATTTCGTCACCGTATCCAATCTCATATTCAATCTTAATAGCATCTGACCGCTGCTGTGAGACAGGCCATGCAAAGCTATCTTTTGGACTTATAACTGTAGCAAAGTCAGTGCCAAAAACTTGATAATTGTTGATGTCATCAGTCTGAAGAACGCCATCAGTGTCATAATATTTGACCGCAGTCACATTTTGAACCGGGCCAAGTATTAAAGAAACATTCTGAGGCGGATTTGCGTTTATCCATTGCGCCCATTTTTGAGTAATCATGGCCTGGCCGAGTGCGCCGCGCACGTCCGTATATGCAACGGCGACATCAATCAGCCGCGTCAATATCGTATCATCGTCATCATGCTCAACTCGCAGTTGCGCCTTTACCTCCTCAATAGTGATCGGAGTTATCAAGGGAGCGTCCACTATCTCAAGTGAATGATGACACGAAAGCGGCTTAACCATGACTTATTCCTCAGAAACTGCCTTGCGGAGTTTGATCTTTTTTGTGGCGCGCTCAACCTTTGCTGGCGTCACAGAAATAGCCTCAGCTATACCCGCTTCAATGAAACGGTTTGCTTCTGCTTCATTACAATCAATCTCATCACCAGCATTGTGGCTAAAGTTGATCCCGGCCATGCCAGTCAATAAACGAACTTTCATAGAAATTCCCCTTCTGTGAATAAGCGGGGACCGAAGCCCCCGCCTACTTTATTTATGCACATTTGAGGTGCTTGATTGCGGCTGTGTTGGACAGTACGCCGTCGAAACGGATGTAACCCAAAATGCCGTAATCTGGTGCGAAACGCTCACGAGCAACGTAGATCGAAGGCGCGCCAACTTTGCGGACGTAGAACTTGGACATATCGCCAAACAACATAACCTTTTTGCCTGTGGCAAGGCTATCCATTGCTTGGTTTACAACTACGTTGTAGCCCAGCAAGTTCTGTGGAACGCCAGCTTGATAGTTGCCCATCTGCCATAGGTAGTTGCCGTTGCCGTCTTTCAGCTTGCGAACCGCAGCAAGTGTACTGTCGTTCATCATAATTGCTGTGGAAGGCGAGTTGCGATAAGCTGGATCAACAGAGTGTACGAGATCAATGATCTCATCTGCTGTCACGGCTGCGACTGCGGCTGCTGTTTTACCAAGGGCTGAGTTAGTCACGATGCCTTCAACGTCAGAAGAACCAGAGCCAGTTGTCAGTTTGCTGTTAGCGATGCGACCAAGACGCTCACCAATCAATTCACCCAACAGGCTTTCCATGTTCAAGATGCTGTCAGCGTTCAACTCGGCAGACCAACGAATCCACTCGGAATCGAAAGCAAATGCGCCAACGGATTTTTGACCGAAGGTTGCATCTTTGCCGCCATCGTCTGTTGGCTGAGTGCCTTCAGTGTGCGCAACGGCAGTAACGGCTGTATCGTCAACGGTTGGGATGTTGAACTGACGGCCATCAGCAGAGTTTATAACTGTGAACAATGTGCTGTCGTACATTGGGCCAGTTGCAATCATTGCTTTTTCAATGAATGTAGCCAACTCAGTTGGGACAGTGTAACCACCAGCAGAGTCAGTGGAACCAACTTGCGCGCGGTTTTCACGCAACACGTTGCGAACTTCTGTGTCAACAAAAGCATCACCACCAGCAGCAATCATTTCAGCGAATGCTGCGCGGTAGTCCATTTTGAAGCCTTCGTCTACGGCTGGCGCAGAACGATCTTCGAATGTTGGGCGGCGATCAAGATCAACGCTGTCACCAGCGCGCAACGCAGCTTCAACTTTTTGCAGGCGCTCAACTTTTGCAGCCAGCTTATCGTGATCGGCCATCATGGCGTCAAATTCACGCTCCACTTCAGAAGCGCGAGCCTCTGGAGTTTCGTCGGTCACTTCGTTCAATTTGGAACGGGCCTCGGTGGCAATGTTTGCCATTTGCTCCCGCAGTGTTTTAAGATCAGCCATTTTGGCCTCCTTCTAAAATGCCTTGCCCAAGGGCGGGGGAAATAAACGGGCAAACAGCGGGAACCGCCGTTATCTCGTTAAAACTTAGCCTTCATGCGAAGTCGTCTCGCAGATTGGTTTTTTGTTTCGTTCGCACGATGCGTCTCAAGTGAGCGAAGACCAATCTCTGTGCCATCATAGGCTGGAGTTGTGACAATAGCGACATCGTGCAATTGCAAGTCTTGGATCATTCGTTTTGGAATATCGCCACTGTCATCCCACTCCTGACGGGTGGGAATGAATGCGAAAGACATCTTATCAAGGTCGCCGCGCTTCATTTTTGGAACAATGCTGCGAACATCTGGATCAGAACCATCAAGCTCTGTTTCCATAAATAATCCGCGCTCATCTTCAA